TTTTTTTCAGACAGTCTGCGAAATGATATATTTTAATATGAGGCCATAGGTTTAGGTCAGCGTACTCTATAAAGTCTTTGTCTTTTCTGGTTACGTCAAAGATTCCCCAGCCTTGATGACCAGAAGAATCTAAGGTTTTGATTTCTAGTTGTCCATCCAAGTTTATCTTAAAGTCAGAAATCATTTCTATTTGTTTTAATACTTTGCCATTTATAAAGTTAGCTACGGTATTTTTACCTGCTTGTTTTGTTCCTGAAATTCCTATTATCTTAGCCATCAATAAGTACCTCTTAAATTAGCTAGTATATCTTTCTTAATTTTCTTGATATCCATATCGCCAATATCTTTTTGTATAAACTTTGGAAATGTTAATTTATACAGTCTATTTAGCTGTCTTTGTATTTGTACTTTAGATTCTCTACCAGCCTGATCATTATCTGTTAAAATTATAAGATGTGTTATAGGTAGTTTTAGTAGTTTATTTTTTTGCTGTTCAGTTATAGTCTTTCCAAATATACTGACTGCGTTTAACACACCAGCTTCATATAACTTCCAAACATCCCCTTGACCCTCTACTATGTAAAGACAGGATGTTTCTTTAGCTTTCTTCATAGCTCTGTGGTAATTATAGAAGTAGTATCTTTTATCAAACCCTTTAGGATTAAATAAAAATTTAGGCATTCTATAATCGCGCATAGATCTTCCGATAATGCCAACCACATCTTTACCATCATCGTCGTGTATTGGTATGATTGCCCTTTCTTTCATTATACCATCTGCGTGGCAATCTCCCACACCAAAATATTTCATAGTCTTTTTATTAAATCCTCTTGCTATAAAGTATTCTGATGGTATTGACAAGTCATAGTCAACAGTTATTGGCTTATGGGTATTAAGGACTTCTTTTTCTTTTAGTATCTTTATTGTTTCATATATTGAATCTTCTTCTACTTCTTCAGTCTTTGTAGGGGCTTTTGAGTATGTTTGTTTAATGTTTAGGATTTTACAAGCCCATTGTAAAGCTTCTTTAAAGTCTACATCTCTTCCTTCTTGCGCCGACAATGCTCCTGCTATTAGTCCAAACATATCATTTCTATGTTCTTCTTGACAGTCTCTAGTCCAACATTTCCATATCCCTCTCTGTGGAGAAAAAGAAAATGCTCTAGGATTATCACTTCCCTCATGTACTGGACAAGTTGAATATATATTATCAGAGAAAACTTCACACTTCATTCCCAGTTCACTGAAAACTAGCTCTGCATTTTCATTCAGTTTCTTCTTGATCTGCTGCAAGTTCATTTGCTAATTTCTTCATAGAGTCATTGTTAATTAATCCCGTGTCGCCAATCGGCTGATTCTTTAATTCGTTTCTTGTCTGAAGTTCTATAAGTTTTGCATGTGCGCCTTGCATTTGCATATTTATATAATCTCCATCGTCCATTCCAGCGCCATGTCTAGACACAATCGGTACTAGTTTTCTATTACCAGCATTAGGTCCGTCTTCTGCAAGTTCTTCTGTAGACTTAGCTTTAAATATTGTAAAGGACGTACACAACCATATCAATCGGTCTGAGCCACTTACAGCATCAGTACTTTCTTTGGTGATACCATCTCGATTTAATTGCACGAAAGATAGACATGGTATGTCTAGTTTAACACATAAATTATGCAGTGAAGTTATTTGAAAACCTAGAGCCTGATATTCCTGTATATTGTTTGTAATAGAATTGGATGACATTAGCTTTAGATAATCATAGATAATTAAGCAGTCATTTGTCTTCCCATTTTCATCTGTCTTCACTTCTTGTACAATCCACCGCTTGATCACGTTAAGTATCTGCTCAAACGGTTTTCCTGCAACTGTGGCATAACTGTATGGTATGTTAGATAACTGATCAACAGCTTTTTGTACATTGTCCATCTTTAGCGGATCTTCTGCAAATCTACCAGTGGCAACTTCATTAATAGGAACCTTGCTAATATTAGCTATAAGTCTATTTAGATGGTCCTCCTTTGACATTTCTGTATCTAATACTAGGACGGGGACTCCGGTGGAAGATACATTAAGGGCAACATTATCAGCGAATACTGACTTACCAACTTTTGGTCTTGCAGATATAAGGTCAACGCATTTTCGTCTAAGACCACCGCCAATGGCTTCGTCGTACCTAGCGAACCCCGTGGGTATACCAATGATATCGCACTGATTTTCTTCGAGAAATTTGACATAATCTTCTACTCCCTCGCCAATCTTTTCTGGATGTTCGCCACCATCATCCTCGCGTAAAAAATCTGTAACAGGATCTTCTAACTTTTGTATAATTTCATTTATTGTTTCTGACCCAGTGACATCATCCATATCTTTGTTTACTTTACTAGTAAGCTTTTTAATCTTACGAGCAAACTCAAACTTTTTCATTTGAGCTGCAAACTTTATGATATTATTTTTGTCTACTGGAAAATCAAATAGCGACTTTATATACTTGAGTTCTTGCTTAGTATTTATAGTCTCAGAAAATTTTAATTGTTCTGCGGCAGAAAGAAGTGAAGCAATATCCACTGACTGATCGTTATTAATAATATGCTTTACGCACTTGTATATAATTTGATTATTGTGATTGCCAAACGTGTCATCATTTACAAAATCTGATATAGTTATATAGCCATCAATACCATACTGGATTAAACCAGCTAGTACTGCTCGTTCTGCACCGACATCTAATAGTTTATCTTGCATTATCTACCTGTACACCTATCACACCTATAATATTCCCCATATACAATATTAGCATTTACTTGGTACTTTTTACCACAAGCATTACACGTTACGTGTTTCTTTTTTGGTGGTGGTCTATTTCTAGGAGTCCTCTGCACATTTGGAGTCTCTACTTCTCTATGTTCTCCAGTATCTGTCCAAGTATTTTCCCTTGCTTTTACTGGCTCCCTACGACGATTTGATCCCAAGGTAGACTTTTTAACTACTCTAAAATCATCTGTAATATCGTTTGTTTCTTCTGCCTCAACAACTTCTTCTTTTCCAGCTAAGGCTGATAATAGTGCTGCTTTTTGTTCCTCACTCAGCGTTTTTACAAAATCATCCATACTCATGATCTTTTACCTTTCTCCATTAGAATGTCTGCTTTACGTTTCAGTTCGTATATTTTACCATCAAGTGATTTTACTCTTGACTCTGCAATCTCACGATAATGATCTACAGTTGCTGCAAATTCGTCATTCATTACAATTAATTGTCTACGCATTTCATGCTTGGTATAAGGGCTAAATTGATCGTAGTTTTTAGCTACCATTTTGTCCAGCTTATCATTACACCACTCTAGAGCAATCTTCTGCATATTTAATTCGTCTTGTAGGTGTGTAGAATAGCTATAAAGTATATAAGACCAATCAAATAGCTCATCTTTGGTAAGCGATTTAAGTGTCTGTACATCTGCGTTCGCTGCTGTCTGCCATTCCTCGTCAAACTTTTTATTAAACCTAGCATGACTAGCGTTTAAAAAGTCGTCAATCATAGCCTTTAAGTCAGCTAACTGCTCACTAGCCGTTTTCAATTTGTTCTCTCCATTGCTCATCTGTATCGGAATACTTTAATACTACTATGTCAATTCTGTTTAGTTTGCACCAATCTATTTTATCTTCATCTTTAGCTTTTGCAATAGCAAAATCGGCTTTGTTTTTATGAAAGAATGGTGTGTACTCATAGTGTTGTTGTCCATGTACTTCTACAGCCAACATAATTTGTGGTATGTAAAAATCTAAATATAGAACACCCTTTTTGTGAGAAGCAGTGCTTCCCGGCAGTTTAACCTCTTCTAATATTCTATAGCTATGAAATATGTTCTTTAGTAGCTTTCTGGCTCGAATGTGAAACTTTGACCTTTTGCGTTTGTCGTTTGCATCTACATTGTAACTTGTTAAATTCCAAGCGTACTCTTTGCCATTTATACCTGTAACCTTCATTTAAAACCTCTATAATTATTTTAGATAGTAATATGCCTAAGCATATACTTATAATGTTCTTTATCAAAATAGCTCCTTTATTTTGTCATATACAAAAGAAGCAATTTCTGGATTCTCATTTAAGAATTCTGATAAGTTATTTGATCCTTGAAACTTAAAAAATCTTTCTATGTCTTCTTCTTTATCAGAAATATTATTATCACTTAGTATCTTTTGTATTACCGGATCTTCTAAGTTATCGACTGCACACTGTATTGTATACCAAGCACCAGCAGATTTAATTAATCTAAACTCACATGCTATCTGTACAACTTCTTGTACTTCGTCTAGCCCGATACCATATCTAATCCAACTTTCCGCTGTGCTATTTGGAGTACCGCCAGCGCAAGATGTTTTGACGTTCCAGTTTGCTATCTGACCAACGTGTGGTCCTGTATCTTTTGGTACTTGCCAGCGACCACGATGAGTAATAACCATATTAGTGCCAGCCTGATACTGTAGCATGTTACCACAGTCTGCCATTTTTGCTGGTGCGTATGGCGATCCACCAGTGTTTGCAATGTTATGAGTGATACAAACTAGAATTGTTTTGTTTTTCATAAGCGTACCGCTAATACGTTTGAAAAACATAGATAGCAATCTAGGTAATGCGTTACGCACACCAGTTCTAACTTCTCCATCTAGTTCTACCTGTGGAACCATATTAGATAGCGAGTCTGTAATAATTAGACAACCCGGATCGTTATTGATATAGTATTCTACAATGTTAAGGAAATCCTCTGCTGATAGGATTTTATCATCTGTAGATTGTACAATTAGAATACCTTCGGGGTCTAGACCTTTGATGCCATCAAAGTTTTGTTTCGACAGTCTACCCTCTGTATTTAAATAGATTACACGCTTGCCCTTGGCTTGACACTTAGCAGCGAAGTGTAATGCTGTTGTGGTTTTACCAGACTTAGGATCACCTGTCATGACCACTACAGATCCTTCCCTAAGCCCACCTCCCAGTGCAATGTCTAACGCTGGAGATACACCAATAACTTCTAAGCTATTAATATTTTCTAACACCTCAGTGCCAGTACTTACAACGTCTCCATACTTACTAACAACGGAGTTGCTTACAACGTCTGTGTCAAACTTATTAGATACTTTTTTCTTCTTAACCTTACTCATAGATCCCTCAATTTGTTTATAGAACTTTTCTTATTAGAATATTGTTTTTTCCTAGTCTTTACTTGCTTTTGTTCTGACTCGACTTGTGCCTCGTCTGCTTTTGCAGATTCTTCAGCTGCTTTCATCCACCATTTGAACTCTTTATCATACTTCTTTATTGCTTCTAATGCAACCTGATTATACTTCCATCCTCTGGGTCCACCAGCATTTAATCCAATATGATATATATTTTCAAAATGTTTAGATCTAATTGCTGCTAAAATGGTTGCAGGTTCATATTTTTTTAGAAGTGCCTGAGCTGCTTTCATATTCTTCATAAAAGGTCTATGATATTTATCGCCCTTGGTCCAGAACTTGTATGATGGTTTTTCCATCTTAAATTCTTCTGTCCACCTAAGAATTAAATATTCTGCAATGAAAGCTTCAGCTGTACAATACTCACCAGTTGTTTGGTGCTTATAACTATGCGTCTGTGACCATTGCTTTTGATAATTCTTACTAAACGGTTTTGGTCTGCCTGACATTGTATACAAAAGCCTCTTCAAAACACTCTTCAAAATTGTCTGTATGTTGAGCCTCTTCTACCAAGGCTGGAACAA